AAATCAGGTGTATAATGTTTGGATACCACATAAGGTATCCTGAAATCTTCATAGGCAAATTCAATCTTACTTTCCGATAGGTATGTAGCAAACTCCTTTTCAGCTTGGCTTCTATACATCTACAATTGTTCTTCTATTATATCTTTTTGTGGACGTTTAACTACCTTGGTAAAGAAACGTGAACCATTAGAGTATTTAAATTTACGTAATCCTTTTCCATCGTTAGCATCTTTCCAACACTCTACTTTAAAATCACAGTACGCACAACCTGCTGCTAGTTTTCTATTGCCACTCTTACCATCAGGTACGTCAGAATAACAACGATCAGGTGGTACGTCTTGTTTCATTAGAGACTTTACGTCTTTAACTTTCTCTTTGAAATCAATCATCTCCATAGAATCTATAGTACATACATGGATTTGCCCTGTTACTTTATTCATAACAACAAAGGCAGCTTCATCTTCTCCATTAGCATACCCTGATATCTGTGCTATATATCCAAAGGGATCGTCATCAAATATCGTACCCTTCACAAACTTATCAAAGCCATGTTGAGATGCACTCTTAATATCTACGACTACACCATTAACTCTTGCGTCCATATGGCCTACTATGCCATCTATTCTTTTCTCACCTTGCTCTTCAGTTACTTTATAACCTGCTGTTTTAATTAACAAAAGTAATAAATGTTCAATAAGATCACCGTATAAAAATTTAATACGGGTAGCTGGATGAAGGGGTTCAGCTTGATCTGATATACGAGAAGCATACCATAATTGTCTAGTGGGTTTACCAATACTAGAGAAACGAAGAGGGTTTTTAACTTGACCCTCTTCATCCCTCTTGGAGAATGCTTTAGTTAGGGAGCTAGAGACATCAGCGAGAAACTTATGCAGATCAGCTTCCTGGGGTGGAGGTCCAGAAGTTAGTGATTGATGAATATCGGAAACTAAGTTCTGAAGTTTACTCATTATGTATGCCCCTAGCTCGTGGTGTTATAGATGATCTTAATTAATCGAATGGAATGTCATCATTAAGATCATCATCACCATTAGTATTTGATGCTTCCGAAGGAGTATCTGAAACATATCCTTCTTCTACATCAAACTCATCTGGTGGTGAATACTCCACCAAATCTAATACCTGTACGTCTTTAAGTACCGCACGTACACCCTTTCGGTTATTCATCTTCCACTCACGAGGAGTAAAAGATACCTTTACCAGAGAACCGTTACCTACTAGCGTACCAGCGATATCGTTCTTCTGAGAATCCATTAACCGTGGTTTAGGTAATTCAGATCCGTTAGTTAGGAACTGATCCTTATACATGGTAACGAATTTACCACGGTCATCTTCCTTATCTTTGATAGGAACACCGTGACCTTTCATAAACTTAATGCCTTCTGCATTAAGAGATACGTCTATTGACCAACGTGGTTTTGCTTGGTCAAAAGGATTTTGGGCTTTATCAAGCTTAGCCCAGTAAGCTTTACCAGATACTACAGGCATGGTTTATATTTACCTTTCAAATGTTAATGGGTCATCGCCCATGTTGTTCCAATCTTATACTCCGAATCGAGAGGGCAGTCAAGCCCTAAAATTTTCTCGACCCGTTTCATGCAAGTCTTTGTTATTTCTCCTAGTTTTTCTGCATTCTCCTTTCGTACCTCAAATTGAATTTCATCGTGTATGTTGGCAACTGGCTTGGCATCCAGTTGTAATTGGTTGATCTCTTTCATTATCTGTATCAACCATTCTTTACAGATGATTGCACCACCGCCTTGGATTAAAACATTCAAGCTGCTATGCAAACTACGTACATGGAAGTACCTACCATCTAATCCCTTAACCATATTAGTTCTTTCGGCAGATGCATGGACTTTCTCTAACAAACTATTTAAAGCTGGAACATTTTGTAGGAATTTATTCTTAGTATCCTGTCCATGTCGTGCAGACTTATTCATTATATATCCTATCTTAGCCGCACCAGCCCCATAAATTAGGGCGTATATGAAGGTCTTTGCTTGATCTCTATTCTCTAGTCCAGCCATCTGTTGATTAGTAGTATGGATATCTCCATGTAAAATCTGGTGTATATATTTTTTATCCTTCATGTAATGAGCTAGTACACGTAGTTCTAATTGAGATGCATCACAACCTAGAAGGGAATAGTTCTTTACATCTTCTACTGTCCAACAAGTACGACACTCATCACCATACGGTGAATAGGTAGCGGGGGTTTGTGCTACATTAGGATCAAGATGACTACATCTAGTACTAACTGTACCTAGTGTTTTAATTCTACCGTGTACTCTGTAGGTATCAGGATCACAAAACTTAATCCAAGACTTAACTTGTGATGCACGTTTCTGTAACAGTAAGTATTTAAGTATAGCTTCTGATTCAGGTATGCCTGTAATCTTAGCAAGAACATCTTCATTAACTATGATGTTACCCTTCTCTGTCTTGAGAGTAGGCTTCCATCCTTTTTCCATTAACCGTTCCGCAATCTGTTTACGTGAGCCAGGATTAAAAGGTTTCTCTTTAGTCTTAGTTTTCATTTGTATTATTTCAGGAGGAAATATCTCCTGAAGTTGATGTTCAATCTCTATACATTCATCTGTTAATCGGGCCAAGAAGTTAGTAGCAAAAGGTAGATCGAAATAAAAACCATTACGTTCTTGCTGATCCATATAATATCTAAAGACATGTTCTCTCCGTATACTCTCATCAGAAAAGTTTTTCTTTTCCTTACTCATTAGGTGATGGTAAACCTTTTCAGTTAACTCTACATCATTGATACAATACTCTAGCATCTGATCTGTATAGTAATCAAAGTTAGGGGAAGGCATCTTAGGAAATCCAAGACGCTCACCCCATGCTGCTAGTCCATTACCTTTATCTCTAATAGGATTAAAGAGTTGAGATAAGATAAGAGTATCCAGACATTTAGAGGCAGGATGTTTGTATCCTATAATCTTAGCTAACACTCTAAGGTCATAGCTTAAAAGATTATGCCCTATAAATATAGTATTGGAAGAAGGTTTAAACTTGGTATAACATTCTTCCTGGGTATAGGTAACAACTTCTCCTGTCTCTAAGTCTTTGGTAACAATACAGAATACTTTAGTAACTTCTTTAGATTTATCCAGAGTATTAAGTAATCCGTTTGTTTCAATATCAATGATTAGATATTTAAGATTATCCGAAGTCTCTGTCATCATTAAATTCATCATCATCATTATTAGTATCTTCCTGTTGCTCATCAAAAGGAATTTCAGTTAACCTACCAGTTTGTTTATGCCATTGCAAGAGAGTAGCAGGTCCACTCTCACCAGAGAATCTATTCTTTAAAACCCTAATCCAAGTACGGTTTCTTTCACTCTCATCCAGTGCTTGGGTATTTCTTTCAAGAGCATAGATCATATCAGGTAGTTGAGCTAGGCTATGTGATCCACGTAGTTGATTAAGAGATACGTTTGATCCTTCTTCATGACCTGTCCCTTGTGGTCTACTAAGATGGGATACAACTATCAGATGTATACCAAGTTCCTGTACTAAGGTGCGTAACTTAACCATGATATCATCAATAGCTTTACGTTCATTAGTAGTCTCGTATACTACCATTGATATATGGTCCAGTATAATATACTGACAGTCTAATCCCTTAACCATATAACGTACACGGGTTAAGAGATTCTCTAAGGTAGAGCTACCAAAGTGATTCCAGAATACCACCTGTTCCAGATCGTTCAGGTTATCAAGAGCTTTCTCTTTATCCTCAACAGTCCAATCTCTATCCTCTTCAGATGTTATATGAAATCTCTTGGATGCTTCTACGGATAGGATACCTAGTCCTGTTTGTCTTACACTTTCTTCAAGGAATAAGCAGCCTACCTTCTCATCAGTATTGGTAATGATGTAGTGTACAAGCTCACGCATAACACTACTCTTCCCTATACCAGAACCTGCTGTCACTAGGACCAGTTCATTCTTACGCATTCCATAGGTGATAGCATTCAACCCATCCCAAGGATAGGGTAAACTTTGTACGGTTGTTTCAGAGAGTAACCGTTCACGTAGATCAGGACCACATATGATACCTTCAGGTGTAAAGGTACGTGCGTTCCAGAAGTCATTAACAAACTGTTGTGTCTTACCTTCCATCAGGTATTCATTAGCATCCTTACGAGTAAGGTGCATGATCTTACATGATCCAGGCTCTAACAGATTAGCTATATCTTTCATAGCTTTCTGACCAGGACCATCAGAGTCGAAACATAATACTATATTTTGGAAGGTACTAAGGTAATCAAGGTTTCTTTTTATTTCAGTAGGAGCAGAAGCAGCACCATTCCTAACACTAATAACAGGCCACTTGCTGCCAAGCATTTGGTAAGCCGAAAGACAATCAACTTCGCCTTCGCATACCGTGATAAATTTTCCACCTTCTTTAAACAGTTGCTGACCAAATAATGTAGTATCAACACCGGATTCTCCTTCAGAGTAGAATTTCTTTTCATCCACTACCCTTACTTTATTTATAACATGATCGCCTTCCCTAGAGTAGTAGGGATAAGTATGAATTTCTTGATCATGTTTATTAAAGCCTGTCTGAACACCATATTTTTTACAGGTTTCTAATTCAATATGACGATCCGGTATAGAGGTAAAAGATAATTCTTTATGAGTTGCCATTGGTTGCCGTTTAGTTGTAGTACTCACTGTTGATTCTCCTTCATCAGTATTAAGAGGTTTCCATTGCTTACAACTAAAGCAATAGGTATTGGTTTCATAAATTGATAACGCATCACTACTGCCACAATCAGGACACGGTTGATGTGTTTGTTCCTGTTCTTCCATCTGCGTCTAAAGCCTCTTCAAATGTTTCATACATCTCAGCTTGCTCTACATGATAACCAAACTTCCTTATCTTAGGATGCATGGTTGGTTCTAGTAGATTAGATCTTTTATTAAAAAACTTTTTAGTCAAAGATAGATCACCAATGTATAAGTCTTTGTAATACTTAGGAAAACTTCCTATTACTAGGACATACATATCAGCTATTAACTTACGAGTCTTTCCGTAATGATCAAGAGCTTCTATAAAGAAGCATCCTGTGTGGTAAGTTGTTTGTTTGAGTTCTAGTCTATACCCATCACGTAAACAATCAAGATCCTTTTTGTAGGTACGTGGTCCTTCATCCAAGGTTGCATCTAGATTGTAAGGGATACCATACTTTTCTTTGTACCATATCTCTGCACCCATACCTTGTAAGTTAATCTCTTTACCATCTCTCTTACTATCCACAATATGATCTTTAACATTCATCTTGCGGCTGGTATCGTAGATTGTATTACAATAGTTTCTAATCTCTTTAACTTTTTTGTCGGGTAGTGTAAAGTCTTTAGTCATCATGGTTCTTATGTCTTCTTTAAAAGAAGCTCCTCTAGTTTGTATAACATTTCCTTCTGTTCTGTAATCTTTTTATACGCCTCTTGTAGTTGACCTTGTAACTCCTTGATATTGTTACGATAGATTTGCATCTCAATATCTGGTTCGATTTGTTTCATACACATACTCCAGTTAGTTTTTCTGTATCTATAAGTAGTCTATCATAGGATACAGCTTTCTTTTTAGAACCAGTATACCCTTCTAAATCAGTATGATAAGCGTAGGATTTTCCTTCTAAAAGATTATTAAAATCTTTCTCATCCATATGACCTTGTTGATCTACCACTACAGAAGGTAGCCACGCCCATTTGGTTTCATCACGATCCTTATATTTAACATTAAATTCAATTATAAGTTTTGACATATCAAGGTTCCTCTAGGTAAATCGTTTACCATCTAATAGTTTAGCCCACATAGCAGTCTCTCTCTTACGTTTAACAGCTTCACTAACCATGTGATAATCATCTAGTTCTTCTTCAGTCTTACGTTTTCTTTTCCATCCTCTCCCATCTCTCTCCATAAGATACTTAGGTATTTTATATTTAAATACAGGTGGCTTGTTATTCCACCATTCATTTCTCTCTGGCATTTCAATCTCTATATCCTATTGGAGTTCCATCACCATCAGTATCATAATCACATAGACTGTCCATATGTTTCCTTTGTTTAGGTGTTTCGACATGATCAATACTTATACAAGAATATCGTAACTGTTTAGGAGTAAATTTATTTTTAAATATTCTAATAGCTTCATCAGAAGTAATAGCTTCTATATATAAGCCATCAGTTTTTATTCCGTAAAAGTTTTTAGTTTTCATCTAAATGATAATCCTTCTATCCAAGCGGTTGAACTATACCTTACTCCTGCCCCTATTGATAGTACTGAATGGGGTATGAAGGAAGGGAATAACAATAAGTCTCCTTTGTTTAAATAAAGATCATGGATACCTTGTTCCTTAGAATTTATATCCATAAGAACTAACTCACCACCAGTATACTCATCAGGTTCATTGAGTTGTAAGCTACAGCTAATCTTACGCTGCTTCTGATGATATCCAGTACCTGTTGGTATGGATAAATCTAGGTGTTGGTTATAGAAATCACCAGGGTTATATTTAAGTATTTGAATTGCTTCGATTCTATCTATATGAAAGAACCAGTGAGCTTGTTTATTAACTGTTCTTGCGTTCTGTTTAAAGAACTTACCAAGATCAGATTTACAGGGATGAAATACAACTTCCGTATTCCTAACGGTAGAGTCAACATGAAAGGAATCTTTACCTTCCCTTACCTTGGCTATGTCTGGGGTGTTATATAAAAAACTTTCTAGAATTAGGTGGTCACATAGATCGTGCGGTAAAGCATTGCGAACTATATGATATTGATTCTCAATCATTGGTTACTTCCATCTCAATCTTTATTTTAACAGGATCATGAGAATATATATCTAATAAACACTGTATCAGTTCTTGTATCTCATTCATGTTATGATGTTGCCATTGGCTATCGTTTAAACGTTTAAAGGTAATAGAACCTAACGGCTCTGG